CGGGAGGCTCGGGAAGTTGGACACCTACTGGCATTGGGTGAAACTTGAGGAAGTATAATGGAACTTAGAGACTACCAGAAAGAAAGCGTTGATGAACTGCGGTCTGCTTTCCGCAGTTACAAGCACGTCATCTTCCAGTTGCCGACCGGTGGCGGGAAGGGCGTTGTGATTGGCGCCGTCTCGTCGATGGCCCTCAACAAGGGGAATAGGGTACTCATCCTGGCCCATAGTGAGGAGATTATCAAGCAGGATGCCGGGCATTGCGGGAAGTGGGGCGCGGAGACTGCTATTGTGTTATCGAAGACCAGGAAGGCGCCTGGTGCGCCATGCGTCTGTATGATGGCCCAGACGGCACGCCAGCGCGTGAAGAAGGAAGACTGGCTCCTGTGGCTCCATGGATTCAAGATGATCATCCTGGACGAGTGCCACCGAGCCGAGTTTGACTTTGTGTTCGATGTGATATCGCCAGATACTTACGTTGTTGGCCTGTCCGCTTCACCCGCCAGATATGGTAGTCAGCGCCAGTTGGGCTTGGACTACGAGGCTATCGTGACCGGACCTTCCGTGCAGGACTTGATAGACCTCGGGTTTCTCTGCAAGTGCAGGCTCTTCTCGTTGGACGCTCCGAGAATGGATGATGTGGAGTGGAGTTCGTCACGCGGTGACTACAACCTTGGCCAGATGGCCGACAAGTTCAAGTCTCAGGCCAGATACGTCGGCGCCGTGGAGAACTACCAGAGGATCTGCCCTGGTGAGAAGTGTCTGGTGTTTTGCTGCTCGTCTGAACAGACCATCCAGTTAACGAAGGCTTTCTGTGAGGCCGGTATTGATGCAAGATACAGCCTGTCCGGTGACTTCGATGAGGATGAGGAGTATAGCGGAGAGCGGAAGGACATCATTGACGGATTCGCCCGTGGAGACTTCCCCGTGCTGGTCAACTTTGGCCTGTTCACTACCGGCCTGGACATACCGGACATCAAAGTCGTGATGCTCATGTTCTCCACCACCTCCCTCGTCAAGTACCTCCAGTGTCTTGGCCGGGCCAGCCGTCCTGCTCCCGGGAAGAACGGTGAGTTTATCTGCATGGACTTCGGCTTGAATTTTGAGCGCCTTGGCCGATACGAGGATGACAGGGAGTGGGGGGTGTGGCACAAGACAAGCGCTGGCGGCGGTGTGGCACCAACAAAGATATGCCCACAGTGCCAGAAGATGATTGCCGTCCAATACTCCGATTGTCCATTCTGCGGATATCATTTCCCCACACAGCAGGAGACGTTTCGTGCGGAGTTGCAGGAGATCGTGGACAAGAGGGAATACGACCGGAATCAGACGGTTGAGGAGTATGTGGCTGAGAAGAAATTGGAAGGCCGGAATACGAACTGGATTCTGGTCCAGGTCTGCATCCTGAACGCGAAGGAGAAAAAGGCCGCTTTTCAGAGGGCCGCGAAGGTTCTCGGACTCAAGCCGACGTACTACTACTTTTTCAGCAAAAATATCCTGAGCAAGGTTAAAATCAGCGAAGATTCAGATCCAAAACTATTGTAATATGAATACTTACATTGAAAGAATCCTAAAGAAAATTCGGAAAATTGGCCACGTAAAGGGCCTGTCTTTATCGTGTGACATTTATTATGACAATCTTGGTGACGGCCATGGACGGGCGTTTGTTGTCAAGGTTCATGATGCTTTCGGCATCAACGAGCATTTTAGGTCGAACCATGTCCGCAAATCCCTCCGGGATGCGCTGAAATACGTGGAGGGCTTGTAGTATGATAGTTCATGAAAATACGTGGCCTTGGGGCCAAACTCTTGACATTATAGCCAATGGTGGCTATGGATGTGTTACAATGTCTTTTGAGAAGGCGAATCCTGGCGTCGCGTACATATCTGGACTCAGCGTGCTTCCTCAATACCGAAGGAACGGCCTTGCAACTACGCTTCTAAAATTCTGCGAGGATGAGTGCCGGAAAAGAGGCATATTCCGGATGGATCTCAATTCGGTAACAGAGTCTTTCGTTGTCTCATTCTATGAGAAGCATGGATTCACAAGGATTCGTGAGCAGGACGATCTTATTCTTATGTACAAGATGATTCGATAATGGCGAAGACAATACCGACACCACCGAATCCGTACAACCAGAAGCGTAGGCAGTCTCCAGAGATGATTATCCAGGCTGCTTGCATCAAGGCGGCTTGGAATGACTTTCCGGAGACCAGAAACCTGCTCTTCCATGTGGCCAATGAGATGGACGATGGCGGCAGCGGGTATCTTGGTGCCAGGCGCAGAGCAGAAGGCATCGTCCGTGGCGTATCTGACCTTATCCTGCTCATCCCTCGCGGCGGGTATCACGGTCTCTGCATTGAGATGAAGACCGAGACCGGCTACCAATCTCCATATCAGAAGGCGTGGGAAGCAGCGGTCAAGGCTCAGGGATATATGTATGTGGTTGTCCGGTCCGAGGAAGAATTTCGCCGGGTACTGACAGAATATCTCAGCAAAAAATAGTATCTTTGTCACCTATGAAAAAGGAACTGATACCACTACGTCCGGAAGGGTACTCTGTAACCGGCCTCACACAGGAGGAGCAGACCGCTCTTACCTGGCTTATCGTATCCGGCTGTCCGAGGAAGGATGCCGTTCTCACGTTTGTCCGCCCTGATATGCTTGACTCGAAGGCAAAGGCCGCAGTCGAGGACTACATTCGCCAGTTCTTTGCCCGGCGCGAGGTCCGCGACTACATGGAGGCTTACCAGAAGACCATCCAGGACTTCCTCAATCCGGTCAAGGAGATGAAGCCTTTTGAGCCAGACAGGCCGCTTGAGGAGAGAAAGGCTCTGTCGAAGCAGAAACTCGTCGAGTTCACGATGTCTGTCATTGAAAACATTGACAAGGCGAAGGATCCTGAGGCCGTCATGAAGATGGCCGACAAGGTTGGCCTCATGGATGCGAACGAGGACGCTCCGGAGGAGCCTCGTCGGTACCTTCCTGTTCGATGTGGTTCATGCGCCTATCGGCAATTCTGCGAAGAAAATACGGAAGACATGTGCCCGCACTGTAAATATATGCAGAAATGCGAGGAGCATGGCATACATTTTGATAAGCAAGATATGTTAGATATTTCAATACAAACCGAAGATGAGAAATGAAGTTACGGGCGTTGTGTCTCAAGCCCTCCCGATTGAACGGGGAATGGGACAGCGTGGCCCTTGGGCTACTGCTAAGGTGGTTATCGAATATGACGCTGGCCGGTATAAGAACACTCTTATGCTTGAGTGCCGGAACAACAAGGCGGAGGATTTCGCAAAACTCCAGCGAGGCCAGAAGGTCACGTGCTACTATGATGTGACGAGTCGTGAGTACAATGGTCGCTGGTACCACAGTGTAAACTGCTTTGATTTCGCCGTTGAAGGCGCACAGCCCCAGGCTCCGGCGCCCGCTGCCGCAGCGCCTGCTGGTGGAGCGCAGAATGACGGAGATCCGTTCTAAAATATTTGTTTTGGCACGGAATTTGCTTATCTTTGCAGAGAGAATTTCATAAAGAAATAATGGTATAGACTGAAAAGGGCCGCTGTGAAGCGACCCCTTTTCTTTTTTATTCCTGGATTGTTCGTCCTGGACTGTTGTTGTCAACACCCGGCTTGCTCGGATTGGTCTCCTCGCCCTCTCCGGTGCCAGCGTTTCCGGTGTCTCCATACTTGGCTTTAACCTCGGCAGGAATCTCAGATTTGATGCGAAGTTCGTATTCCCATTCTTCCTTGATCTTGCCGTAGTCTCCGACGTGCTGTGAGCCAAGGTCTTCCATGGCAGCCTCGCGAGACTTGATACGTGCGTACACCTGGTCGCACTCATTCTTGACCTGCTCGGCCACGTTCTGAGGCATCCAGATGTTTTGGCCGACAGAGACGCGCATCTTCTCGTACTCAGACGGCTCTCCCTCGATCTTACCAACCAGGGCCTTGAACACGTTCACCAGGTCGCGCACGCCCTTGAAGAAGATGGGCCACATATTCTGGCACCACTGAATCTCCGGCGCAAACATGATCTTGATGGTCGTGCTGGAGTCTGCTCCCTGCTTGAGGACGTCAGGTTCCACAAACACCGACATGCAGGTGCGGACGATGTTGTTCCACAGAGTTTCCAGGTGGATGGTGGCGATGTTGCTGGCATCCGGAGGCGTGAGGAACTTGGCGTCGCTGTGTGCAACTGCGTCTGCCGGTCCCTTGACTCCGATGGTCTTTCCGTTCATGTCGGACGGGGGGAGACTCACCAGTTTCTCGGACTTAAGGAACAGGATCGGGAAGGCCGTATTCTTCATCTCCTCAGCGTTGTAGGAGCAGGCGTCCTCAAGGGATTCGATGGACAACTGTGCCGGTCCGGTAGGGATGTCTGGAACGCGGAAATAGATGCACTGGCAGCGTCCGTTTCCGGCCTGAGCATCCTTGTGGCGAACGAGGACATAGCCATCGTCACTCTTGGTGCGCCCATCCTTCGGAACGATGCTCTCGTCATCGTCTTCTATCTGAATCCAGGTCTCGATGGATTCGTCAGTGAAGATATCGACGGCCTGTTTTCCATCGAACTGGTACTTCCTGGCCACCGTTGTCTTTCCGTCGATGTCGGTCTTGGGGTAGAGCACGGAACCCTCCTCGTAACCGAACACCTTGTACTCGATGCCGTCATCTGTCTGGTAGATGTAGATTGCACCATCTCCCGTGCGGAAGCAGGAGCGGATGAGTTCGATCCAGGCGGAGTGGTTTACGCCGGAGATATCGAACCAGGAGATGAGTTTGTCAAACCTCTTCTTATCCTCCGTCTCGTTTGTGATCCAGAATCCGTCTGCGGCGAAGTGGGATACCTTCTTGTCGATGATGCACTCCTGGATGCCGAGGGCTACGCTCTCAACATCGTCGTACCCGACAATCTTGTACTCCTCCTTGCCTTCCGCATTTTTCTTCCCGGTAGGACCCCAAATGGGGCGCTTGGACATGTACTTGGAGTTTACGTCGTGTGCGCCAGGCGTAATCTCGTTCAAGAACATGTCTTGAGTCATTACGACAAACGACCCACGCGGCGGGCCGATGCTCCTCCTTTTCCGGCCAGGCTGCTGGGGAACGGCCTCGTTAACGCGGCGGACCCACTGCTTCTTTTTTGAATCGTTAATGTAATCAGAGATTTTCATAATTATGAAGAATTAAATCCAAACGGTGCGTCCACCGTCATACCTATTATAAATTCCATTGTATGCGTCATCGTCCACCTCGGGCTCTGGCTGCTTCTTGGGCCTGGCGTCCAGTTCCCAGATAGCACGGAGAACGAGGGAGTCCATAAGACCAGGTGAGCGATGGAACTTTGCTTTGAACTCGTCCTTTGAGACGTAGTAGATCTTCTTGTTTTTTATGGTTGACCGGAACAGTTCCTTCTCATCGTACAGGATATCGAGAACCTGCCTTGTGGCATTGTTCTTACCGTACTTGATTCTCATGTTAAGGTCGAGAGCGGACGATATTGCTCCGGTGCGAATTAACACCTCGAACTTTCCGAGGAGTTGGGACCTTAGGTTGAAATACTGCTCCAGGGTCACGGCGTTTCCGTTCTCGTCGTATTCCTGGAGAGCGGTCTTGTTTGCCGTAACAGGATAGCCCTTCGTGAACGACTTCAAGAAATAACCGATGCCGGTCGCGTCGAAAGCGAAGTGCTCAATGGGCACGCCGTATCTGGCGAGCGTACTGTGGATCCAGTCAACGAGTTCAACAGAATCCCCCCTGAACGCTTCAATCCCGATGATGGTGAGGCCCTGCCAGACAATCATCAGGTTATCATCGCTCTTGAGATCTCCTCCAGACACGTCCATGGTGGCATACCTGTTCATATCCTCATTGACCGGATTACTCTTAAAAGAGCGGAACATGTCATCAGTGACCTGGATATCGGTCTCATCAGTGGGTCCGAAGTAGGCTTCCGCAAGGACGGCGCGTTGGGTGGCCCCTACGTTGTGAAGGTTTGCAACGGACTGACCCTTGGTGGCAGCAACAAGTTTTCTGTTGCCTGCTGCTGAGCCAGTAAACAGAACGAAGGACTTGACCATATCGGCCTCCGTTAGACCGGCGTCACGGTCCTCCTGGCTGATGCGTATATTCGCTGCTGCTACCACCTCTTCCTTGGTGTCACCCCATACGACCTCGGTAGGGTTATCACCTTTAATATAGAAGTAGCGCTTCTTTCCGTCCATTTCTGGCTTAAGATACCATGTTTCGGGGTCGATATATCCGGCTTTCAGAAGGAACTCAGTAGTCCAGTGCCCATACTTCGGGTTAAAGGACAAGACCATCATAGGCTCAATTCCAGAAGAGTCGCGGTTACGCGAGAAGATGTATGTAAACATCTTGAAGTTCTCGATTGCTGTTGCCTCGTCGATTCCGATGTAGGCGGCCTGTTGCTTTTTAATGTATTCCTGGAAATCATCCCACTCCTTCGGGTTCTCCGTGTTGAAGTTCACGTGAATCATCTGGATAGCGTTGTTCCAGAGTGGCCATGCGTATGTCGGCAGTTCTCCGGCGATCACCTCGCAGTGCGAGAACTCGCCCCAGACGGTAGATGCGTCACGAAACATAGATGTACCTTTGCTGGAGTCGAGGCGTCGGAAGTTAATAAGACGTCCGGTGTACCCATACTGTCCTACGCCATGCAGTCCATTGAGCATCATACCGAACGTCTTACCAGATGTTGCCTGTCCGCATATAAATACAAGGTTGGCTTCGCACTGGCACAGATTCTCCTGGAGACCTTCCTGTGGCATAAGATCAACGCCGTCGCGGAGCATGAAATCGCCAACGCGGTCCCATCCCTTATCTTTGACGGTTGCCTTCTTCCTCGCAACATGATCGTATCTTGCGGGGAACGGATTATCTGTATGCCGGAGTCTGAACATCACCGCAAAGATACGAAAAAGGGCGGATTTTCTGCAAATTACGTACCAAACTTTGTAAAATCAAAAAAAATCTTCTATTTTTGCGACGGAATATCAATTCTAAACCACACATATATGTTCAAAGAAAAAATCGTAGAAGGGCTCAGGGCGAAATCTGAAATCAAGCGTTTCGGGCTGAGTAACGAGGCTATCGACAGGATTGCCTCAGCGAGAGAAAAGACTGTCACCGAAGAGTCCCAGGTCGAAGCGGCACTCACTGACGCAGAGACAATGAGGCTTGTTGCCGAAGAGTTGATGAAGCATCGCGATCAGGAAATCACCAAGAGGACCGAGACGCAGAGTGCTTTTGACACCTACAAGGCAGCGCATCCCGAAGACAAACAGCAGCAA